TAGCCAGGCGATAGAGTGCAAGCGGCCGGCGCCGTCTTTTGGATAGCTGATGACGATGCGCCCGTGCCGCATGTCGCGCGCATGCGGTCCCATGTTCGGAATGACCACGTAAGCGCTGACTCGCGCGGTCCGCTTTTCCATCGCCTTAACAGCGTTCACAAACTTCATGTCGATATCGGCCATTGTCGTATCTCCCGTTGTCGTGTGTCGTGTGAATACTACAAACTAGACGGCGAGAATCAGCGGCGGGTGGCACGCAGCCAGGTTCTCAAGGCGCGCGTCTTCGGCTTCTTCGGCCGCGATCTTCGCCCGCTCGCGCTCCTGGTAGTCGCACTCGCTATCCGCCGCGATGCGGGCATGCTCGTCGGCCGCGTAGGCAGCCTCTACTGCGTCGCTGTAGAGCGTGTCGAAATAGAGCGTGGCGCCGGTATCATCGCCGCCGGACCAGCGATAGCCGGCGACAAGGCGCCGCTCGCCGCCGCGGGCGGGCAAAGCCCACACGACGCCGCGCATTGTCTCGTCCTGAAACTCGCGATCCGTGAACCAGCCCCTATGGCCGATACGGCGCGCGAGCTCGTCGCAGTAGCCAATCTCGCGCAAGCCGACGCCGTCGACGTAGCGCGCGCCGTCATATTCGGCGCCGTAGCTCGGATACACTTCGTTGAGGTAGTGCTTGCGCGCTTTGGCGTTTTTCAGGCGCTGGGCAAGCGGTATTGTCATGTTCAACATAGCGGCCATTGTCGTATCTCCCGTTTTCGTGTGTCGTGTGAATACTACAAGCTAGGCGTGCAAAATCTCTGCGTAGCGGCGTTCGCTGGCGTCCAGCGCATCGCGCCAGTTGAGAAAGCCTGCGATCTGGTTTGCCAGCCCCTCGGACGTTGCCCACGCTACGGGCCTGCCGTTGTCGAGGATGGCGAGGGGCTGCACGTTGCCAGGCTGCACTGTGAAGCGCAGTGCGTGCGGTTGCTCGATTGTGAGCTGCAGGGCGGGGCGGATCATGCGAGCCTCGCTGACAGGTCGGCTAGCGTATCTTCGGCCGTAGCAAACACAGGCGCCGGTGCCGGCATGCGCGCTGCGTAGTCCTTGCGGTTCGCGATGAATCGCCAGCCCGAACCGCCGGGGATGCGGGCGTCAATGTGCAGAATGAAATCGATGCGGTACCCGCCGTGCCGCACGTCGCACCGCTTGTCGCTTATCTTAGCCATCGTGACGCGCATTGTCGTTTCTCCTACTTGCTGTTGTGCCGACGGCGGTTGTTCTCCTCGACCCACTTCTGGTGCCGGCGCGAGGCGCGCATATCGATGACGAGGATCCCGAAAAGCACGGCGATGCCGAGAAGGCCGAAGGCTGCGATTACGATAGCTTCCATGTCGTTCTCCCGTTGTCGTGTCGTATGTGTATGCTGAACAGCATACGTCGTCAACAGGAGGTACGACAAATAATACGACAATACGGGGTTTGCACTTCGCGCCTAGCAGCGGCAACTGTATCATATGATATAATAACCAGTTAGGGGGTTAGTCAGTGCCGATCAAATCGGGCGAGCTCACGCGGCAGGAAAGACTTGCGGCACAGGCTTATGCCGAGACAGGCGACAAGCGGCACGCAACGCGCATGGCGGGCTACAGCCATATCAATACGACGCATGGCGTTCTGGCGCGGCCAGGCGTCCAGGCTGAAGTCGTGCGCATCCAGACGCAGATCCTGCTCACAGAGGGCTTGCCGCTGGCCGTGCGGGCGCACCTCGACCTCCTCGACCCTAAGACGCCGGCCGGCGCCCGCGTCCAGGCGGTAAAGCTCATGTATGACCGCGTCCTAGGCCCGGAAAAGGGCGCCAGCGACAAAGACGTGAGCACCATGACGCCTGCGGAGATGGCCGAGGAGTTCGCCAGGCTCACGCGCGAGGCTGCAGACAGGGCCAAGCTCATCGAGGCGACGGACGTCGAGGTCGTCGAGGATCCGCCTCGAGGCGGCATTTTCGACTGATTGCGCGCAACCTGCGCTCGACGACACGCGTATAATGCAGCAACGACGGGCAACGGACACCGTATGTCCTAGACTATTCCGCCACCTGGTACGCCGTCGAGGGCCGGCACCGGGTGGGAAGTGAGCGCTCACTCACCCCTGGGGTACACCCCGATCGCCGAGCTCAAGTCGGCGTGGCCTGCCCACACAAAATTTCAGCCGATTTTCAATTCGGACACATTTCGCCCCAACCAGCATACGCTGTCGTATCCGACCCGAGACGCCCGCCACGAAAAATCTTCGCCCTTTTGTCGTATTGTGCTTGCGGTGTCGTACGACAAAGCGTATCTACCGACTCGTCAGACGCCAGCAGGCTCCTCGGGAGCTGGGCCGCACAGCCAATAACGGCCACGAACATGCGTTGGTGAGGCGTCGACTTCGCGGGGCACTGGCGTGCGAGCGCTCGTAGTCGGTTCGATTCCGACCCCCGCGCCAGTTTCAACCCGTCCCCCGCTAGTCGGGCTTGGACGGCGCCGAGGGCAGGAGGATGCGAATGTTCGACCACGCGAGTAACGATGAGTGGCACCGGCACGACCGCGCTGTCACCATGATCGTCGGAGGATTGAGCTTCGTCTTCTTCGCCCTCGGCGTTGCGCTTCCTGCCGCGATCGTGTGGTGGCCGTGAGCGGCGGGCCAGGATACGGCTTCCCCTCGATGCGGGGCATGACGCGCGAGGCGTTCTTCCGCTGGCTTGAGATCCCTGCGGATCAGCGTGAAAAGCGCGTCGACCTCTGGGGCAAGCCCCGCGTCCGCGTGCCGGCCGGCAGCGCCGTAATCGAGCAGCCGAAGTACGAGCGCTGACATGCACCCGTTCGCAACCGCCGTATTCATCGGCCTAGTCATGCTCGGCGTGACGCAGTGGGGCGACTACGACCGCCGGCAGACTCGTGCGGCGTGCGCAGCAAGGGGCGGCATCGCGATCAGCACCGTCGACGGGGTGCAGTGCGCCCGCGGCGTCGAACTTGTGGGGCGCCCGTGACCAGCAACCTCGTCTTCGAGCCCGACCCCGAGAAGCGCGCGGGCTTCGAGTTCGCGCTTCCCGCGACGTTCGGCGGGGCGCCATTGCTGCACTCGGCGACATGGCCGCAGTGGGCGGCCTTCCATGCTGCACTCGGCCAGGAGCTCGCGAAGCGCATGCGCGTCTACCCAGGCCCAGCAACGGATCCCGACGGCGGCGACATTGGCGGCACGCCCGCGGCGATGCCGGCCCGGATGGCCGCATAGTTTCGCCCCTCGTGTCGTATCTGCTTCGTCACGATACGACAACAGCCTATAATACTCACCTCGGCAGGTAGCCATCCCGCCGAGCTCCTAGAAGGGCCAGCCTCGACCCCGCATCGCAGCCCGGTGCGGGGTCTTTTTTCACTAAGGGTAGGAGCCTCGTGCTCCATCAGGTGTAACCGCGGGCGGGCTGGTTGAGGGGCCAGCTCGAGCCCGGCTCCCGAGTTGCCATTCTCGGTGCCCGCGTGTTGCACCTCGCGTGTCGCATCTGTCGTGTCGGCCAAGGCCGCAGAAGGAATCCAGAGCTATGGCCACTATCAGCGGCAACGGGATGAAGTACGAGACGGTCGCCGCAGGGCAAACGGCCCAGGTGCTCGGCGCGACTGGCTCGAAGGGTGACTATCTCAGCCATGTCGTCTTCCAGCCGGCGACGACTTCGCCCGGCACCTGCACCGTCCTCGACGGCGACACGGTGGTCTACACGTTCACCGGCGGCGGAACGCTGGTGGATCTGAGTTCGAAGTCCATCCCGTTCGGCCTGTTCAGCGTCAACGGTGCCTGGAAGATCACGACCGGCTCCAACATGGCCGCTCTCGGCGTCGGCGACTTCACCTGATGAAGTTCCGCGACATCCTGATGATGTCGGCGGCGCCGGGCGGCGGGGTTCCGTGGACACCCCTCGCGGTCTCCCCGTATGCCTGGTGGGACGCCTCGCGGTCGGACCTCATCACGCGGGACGGGAGCAATCTCGTCTCCTCGTGGAAGGACATCATCGCCGCGTATGACCTGACGCAGGGCACGGGCTCGGCGCGGCCGACCTACAGCGCGACGGGGTTCAACGGCTTTCCTGTGGTCACGGGCGACGGGCTCGACGACGAACTGACCTCGGGGACGTTCCCGGCTGGTATTCCCACAGGCGCGACGGCCTGTGAGTGGTGGTGGCTGGTCGACCAGCAGGTGTTGGTCGGGGATACGGCCGTGAAGTTTATTGGCGGTGTTGGTGGCGGTACGCTGGCAACGTCGCGCGCACTTCGCCGCACTGTCAACGTCGGCGTCAACCGCGCCAACCTGATTGACAGCAGCACCAGTCAGCTCGCCAACACCAATGTGGACTTTTCCGGCCGTCACGTCGTCCGGTCGATCGCCACGGGCACTGACATTGACTTGGAGGTCAACGGTACGCCAGCCGTCTTGACTGCGCGTGTGTCGGCCGTCGGCACCGAACGTGTCCGCTTCTTCGCCGCTCCGACCATCTCAACCGCCAGCAGCTTCTTTGCCGGCGGCATCGTGGCCGCGATCTGCACGCCGATCCTCTCGGCCGGCAACGCGGCCCTCATGTACGCCTACCTCAACCAGCGGAGATAGAAATGCCCGTACATTACGGAATCACGGTCGTTCCGGACGCGCACAAGAACGCACTCAACGTCGTGTTCGCCCTGTGGCAGTCGGAAAACCCGGCCGCCTCGGCCAATATCAGCCAGCCGCTCAACGCCTCCAGCCTCCCGGCGGACCCGATCACGCACTGGATCGGCGGGCAGTATTACACCGACGACCGGCTGGCAATCCTGCAGGACTTTGCCGCCAACTTGCCCGCGGCCACTTGGCCCGTCATGGGCATCGACGGTGCCGTCACCCAACAGCAGGCGATCGACGCCGCAGCCGCCGCCTATGTGCTGGTCGGCACGGCCGAAACCTACAGCTCGGCCCTTGCCCAGCAGACGCTGGCCTCGGCGCTCGGCGCTCTCGGCCTCAAGCGCATCAACTACGACGAAGAATAGCCTGTGGCCTACCCTGACAAGCCAGCGTCGCACTACGACTACGTCGCATACCAGGCCGGAGAGCCGACGCTCCCGCTACCGGCGGCGCAGGTGGCCGCTGACTTCGATCACCTGAAGGAAGCAGCCGACGAGACGATCGACTTCCTGAAGACGTTCGTGCGCTCGGACGGCGTTCTCAAGCCGAACGCGCTACCCACGGCCGAAGATCTTACCGAGTACACCGAGCAGGCCATCGCCTCGGCCGCTACAGCGACGGCGGCGGCTGACACGGCGAGTGCAGCCGCAACTGCTGCCGCAGCGTCCTTCGACGCCTTCGACGACCGCTACCTCGGCGCCAAGGCCAGCAACCCGACGCTCGACAACGACGGCAACGCGCTCATCGAGGGCGCGCTGTACTTCAACACGGTCAGCGACGAGATGCGCTGCTACGACGGCGCGAGCTGGCTGGCGATCACGCCTGGGCTGACGGAAACCGACGCCGACGAACGCTATCTGCAGCTCGCGGGTGGCACGCTGTCGGGCGCGCTGACGCTGCCCAACTCCTCGCCGAGCGACGACAACCACGCGGCCCGAAAAAAATACATCGACGACCTGGTCACGACGCTGCAGGGCGCCATCACGGCGCTCACGCCGCCGACCGGGCGTCTGCAGCCGACATGGCAGGCCACGCCCGACACGGGCTGGATTATGCTGGACGACGGCACGATCGGCGATGCCTCGAGCAGCGCAACCAACCGCGCCAACGCCGACACCTCGGCGTTGTTCACGCTGCTCTGGACCAACTGCACCGACGGAGAAGCGGCCGTTTCCGGCGGACGCGGCGCCAACGCTGCAGCCGATTTCGCCGCGCACAAGACGATCGCGCTGCCGAAGTCGCTCAGTCGCCTCATGGGTGTTGCCGGCGCCGGGTCCGGCCTGACGTCGCGCGCACTTGGCGTCACCGCCGGCGCTGAGACTGTGGCTGCAGAGATGCCGTCGCACACGCACGGCGGCATGCTCAGTGTTGGCACCACGATCAACGTGGCGGCAAGCGAGTCGCCGGGCGATCCGCTGGTGCCGACATCCACGGGCTTCGGCACGGGCGGGACGACGGGCAGCGCCTCGAGCGGCGACGGCACCATGTCGATCATGCCGCCCTCGGCGTTCTGCAACTGGATGGTCAAGCTGTGACCTATCCGGTCAAGCCGGCAGACCATTACGATTACGTCGCATACCAGGAAGACAGCCCGACGCTGCCTCTGCCTGCGCCGTTCGTGGCTGCCGACTTCGACCACCTCAAGGGCTCCACCGACGAGATCATCGACTTCCTGAAGGGGTCGTTTACCTCGGAAGGCGTCTTGCGCGCCGAGAAGCTGCCGGGCTCGGCCAGCGCCACCTCTGGGGCCGGAACGGCGCCCCCAGGTCGCGTCGTGGCGGTCCGCGCCGACGGCTCGCGGCTCACCAGCGACTATGTCGCCGACCCGAGCATGCGCCGCATCAAGCGCATCTACGCCGTCGACAACGTCATCTACGTCGAGTTCGAGGACGACCACACGTTCGCCGCCGGCGGCCTGGTGTTCTGTCGCGTCTACGGGCGCGACGGCCTTTCCGACCGCGCGCACCCGGCGAACAACTGGTCGGGCGGCGTGTTGCGCAACCCGACGACGGGCGTGCAGTCGAGCGCCGCCGGCTCTTACGCCTGGGGCGGCGACCCCTGGGCCATCGAAGTCGTCGACACCACCACGATCCGCTTCCCCGGCTCGGCGCTCAAGGCGTCGCCGTCAGACCCCGACCCGGTGTTCGAGGCCGGCTACTGCTACGAGGTAGGCTGGAGCGGCATATCCAACGCCCTGTACGCGGCCGCCGACTGGCTCGGCAGCAACGGCGGCACGATCCTCGTGGGCGGCGGCGGGTACTTCTTCAACGAAGGCGACGCGGGCTTCATCCTACCCTCGAACGTCAAGCTGCAGATGGCCGGCGAGACGCAGACGCATCTGATCGCCGGCGACTTCTTCAATCGCCAGATTCTTGCCTGCTTTGGCGAGAATTGGGAGGTCTGCGACGGCGCCCTTTGGGGCAACCGCATGTTCATGGGCCAAGGGCGCCATGCCATGCGTGTCGGCGACGAGACGGCCGGACAGAAGATCCGCAACGCCGCCATTCGCCGCCTCACCGACATCGGCAGCTCGGGCTACGGCATCAATTGGGGCAAGAAAGCCGACAAGATCGGCGTCATCGTCGAAGACGTCACGATCATCGAGCCGAACAACGACGGCGCCGACATCAAGAACAAGAGCAACGGCAACCGGCGCAACCGCGTCGTCAACCTGCACGTCCGCTCGCACGGCATGGGCACCGTCGGCACCAACCGCGGCATGGTGCGCCAGACGCTGCAGAGCAACCCGATCGCCACCGTCAACGACGGCCGCACGACGGTGGCCGTCACCCTCAAGTTCAAGGCGCAGGTCAACCAGACTGTCTGGCTGTCCGAGACGACGGCGAACGGAGTCGCCATCGGCGGCTGGTATCGCGTCATCTCGAAGTCCAACTACGTCGCGACCATCCAGACCGGGCAGACGGCCAACGCAACGGGCAGCGCCGGCGGCTCGAGCGTGCAGTCGCAGCAGTTCCGACGCGAGCCGGGCTCGGCGGCGCTCGACATCCGCGGCCCAGGCTGGATCGTCGTGGCGCCGCGCGTCAGCGGCCTGCTCGACCAGGTCGTCGGCATCCGCACACGCGGCGGCAGCGGCAGCAACGGCAACGGCGAGGGCGGGCACCGCTCCATGATCGTCGGCATGGTCGCCGAAGACGAGACGCCGTACACCACCTCGAATTTCGTGGCGATGGTGTGCCAGGCGGACGCCTGTTCGATCGTCGGCGGCACGCTGAACGGCATCGGCGGCAACAGCAAGGGCGCCTCGGTCGGCGTGCAGATCGGCGGCTCGTCCACGGGCGCCGTGGTCAAGGGCATGACCATCACGGGCTTCGGAACTGGCGTGAAGGATGGCGGCGACAAGAGCGACGTCGACGTGACGGTCATCAACTGCGGCACGTCCGTCTATGTCGACGGCGACCCGATCGCGACCGAAGGCCCGCTCGACCCCGACACGCCGTTCGAGATCACGACCGCGGGCAGCAACCCGACGGTCATCGTCAAGCACGAGGCCGCGCACGGCTACAGCGTCGGCGGCGCATCCGTCACCTACAGCGATGCAGCCGTAGACCTGGCGGTCGGCGTCGACATGAACGACACGTTCACGGTCGGCACGATCCTCGACAGCCTGCGCTACACCGTGACGGCAACCGGGCAGGTCGCCGCGGCGACAGGCACGTTCGGCGGCTCGCAGGCCGAGTTCTCGGCGGCGCCGCAGGCGCACGTCGCGACGTCCAACCAGATCGTCGTTCGGTCGTTTGGCGCCTACGGTCGCCCGGTCGACATCACGCTCGGCGCCACCAACACGAAGATCGTCAAGTCCCACGCGGAGAGTAGCGGGTTGACGTCCCGCGACCTGTCGAGCTCGACCATCTGGGGGCCTGGCAACACGGGCGAGATCCCCAACCTGCAGCGCGTGGTGACGCTGTCCGCTGCGGAGAACACGCGCAACCTCACGATGGCCGACAGCGAGATGATCTTCGTCCGCCCGGCCAGCGCGACCGGGAAAACCACGCTCAACCTGCCCGACCCCGGCGTCAACCCGGTCATCGGTTTCACGGCGAAGTTCATCGACCGCACGGGCAGCAACGGCGGTATGAGGGTCAAGACGCCCGCCGGCTTCATCATCGTCGGGACCAACGCCAGCACGGGCATGGGCTACGTCGAGAGCAGCACGGCCGGCGCCACCGGCGTCATCACCTGCATGGCCGAGAACCGCTACAACTTCGAGCCGACCACCGGCCCATGGACGCTGACATGAACATTCGCAGCATCAAGATCCTGCCGGGCGGGGTTCGCGTGATCGTCACGGAAGACGACGCCACGCACCGCATCGCCGCCGACGCACCGGACGAGGTCGTCAACCGCGAAATCGGCTGCGGCGAGGCTTACCCGTTCACCGACGACGAGGCGGGCAACGCCGTGGCGGTGGCGTCATGAGCATCGAAGAACGCCTGGCCAGGCTCGAAACACGCGCCGACGGCACCGACAAGTGGCTGGAATCCATCGACGGCAAGGTCGATCAGCTCGTGGCCATGTCGAACATGGGCCGCGGCGCATGGCTGCTGCTGTTGAAACTCGGCGCCATCCTGACGGCCCTGGTCGCCGCCGCCCTGTGGGTGCTCGAAAAACTGCACATCATCAAATAATTGACTTCGTGGCGTGTCGTATTTGTCGTATGTGTCGTATCCACCCCTTCGTGAGGCAACATGGCTGAAGTGAACGAAGACCTCAGGCAGCACGCCACCGACCGCCAGTGGGCCGCGTATGTGGCCTGGTGCGAGGAGGGGTCCTACAACGCGGCCGCGCGCAAGCTGGGCAGTGATCCCGGCTCCGTCAGCAAGGCTGTTCGCACGCTCGAGGAGAAGGCCCTGCGCGCGGGCCTGGCACCGCACGGCTTCAAGGTGTCGCGCGTCACGACGCAGTACGACGATGTCGGCAACCCGACGTCGTCCTCCGTTCAGATCAAAGCCGCGGCCGACCCGCAGGACGTCGTGCGGCTGCCCGACCCGAAGAAGATCGTCAAGACCTCGACGCTCTACGCCGGCGACGGCTCCGTCACGCAACAGTGGGTGCTGGAGAAGCCGGAAGACGCGCAGCGCGAAGCGCTCTGGCGAGCCTTTGCCGAGGGCCTGTCGGCCGACATGCGCCGCGCCGAGCCCGTTCCGGCGCCGGGCCGTACCGTCGACAACCTCGCCACACTCTACGCCGTCGGCGATCACCACCTCGGGCAGTTGTCCTGGGGCGCCGAGACGGGCGGCGAGAACTACGACCTGAAGATCAGCGAAGACCTGCTCGCCAACGCCACGGCCTACCTCGTCGCCTCGGCGCCCGCCAGCAGGCAGGGCGTCGTCATGTTCCTTGGCGACTTCACGCACACCGACGGCTACGCACCGATGACGCCGCACGGCGGGCACCTGCTCGACGCCGATGTGCGCTTCCCGAAGATCGCCGCCGCGGCTGCGCGCGCCATGCGCAACGCGATCGACACGGCGCTCACCAAGCACCACGACGTCCACGTCGTCGTCACGGCCGGCAACCACGACCCCGTGTCGACCATCTGGCTTCGCATCGCGCTGGCTGCCGTCTACGAGAACGAGCCGCGCGTCACCATCGACGGTTCGCCGTCCAAGTTTCACTATTGGGAGTGGGGCCGGAACCTCATCGGCGCGACGCACGGCGATCGCCTGAAGATCGAGAACCTGCCCGCCATCATGGCCACCGATCAGCCGGAGGCGTGGGGCCGCACGGCGCATCGCCTGTGGCTCACCGGGCACGTCCATCACGACCGGGTCAAGGACCTGGTCGGCGCGAGGGTCGAGAGCGTGCGCGTGCTGGCGCCCAACGACGCCTATGCCGCCAAGGGCGGCTACCGAACCCCGAGGGATATGAAGGCGATCGTGCTGCATCGCGAGTTCGGCGAGACGGGTCGTCTCGTCGCGCCGGCGCCGATGTTCAAGGCCGCCGCGTGAAGTCGACGCCCTGGACTCGCCGGTTCGAGAAGTCCTGTCGCGGCTGGCAGGGCAAGCTCGGGCTGACGGATTGGTCGATCACCTACAAGGTCGACCGCTGCCACGGCGCGTGGGCGCGGGTCGAATACGACGTCGACGGGCGCCAGGCGTTGATTACGGCGCACGTCGACATGAAGGGCGAGGGCGAGCGCGCACCGGAGCGCATCGCGCTGCATGAAATGCTGCACCTGGCGCTCGCCGACATGATCGCGGTGGCCGGGCTGCGCGGCGCCGATCACGTCGACACGGGCCGCGCCGAGCACGCGCTGATCGAACGTCTTCTCAACGCAATCGAAGGGAGGCCCTGATGCCCCGCAACGTCAACGAGGCAGGCTACGCCCTGCAGATGGAGTTCGAGCAAGGCCCGCGCGGCGGACCGGCGCTAACCCCGTATCTCTGCCCGGCTGGCAAATGGACGATCGGCTACGGCCACACCGGGCCGGACGTCGGCCCGGACACGCCGGCTATCACGTCGGCGCGAGCTCTCGAACTGCTCGACAAGGATCTCGATTGGGCCGAGGCGATCGTCGAGAAGGCTGCGCCCGACGTCAACGCGAACGAGTTCGCGGCGATGGCCTCGATGTGTTTCAACGTCGGCCCTGGCGACCCCAAGCGCAAGATCGACGGCTTCCTGACATCGTCGGTGCTTCGTCTGCACAACAAGGGCGACAAGGCCGGCGCGGCGCGCGCCTTCGCGCTGTGGAACAAGGCAACCGACCCCAAGACGGGCAAGCTCGTCGAACTGCCGGGGTTGACACGCCGTCGTCTGCGCGAAGCCGAGCTGTACCTGACGCCGGACCACGCGGCCGACGTGCAGTTGATGCCGCAGGCCGTCGCGCCGCCGCCGACGATGGCCACCAGCAAGACGGGCTGGACGGCCGCGACCGTGGCAGTGACAGGCGCCGGCACGCTGGTTGACCAGCTCGAGCCGGACAAGGTGGCCGCAGCCGCCAGCGCCGTCGAGAGCCTGTCGGGCAGTGCGCAGTCGGTCATGCGCGTCGCTACAACCGTCGGCCCGATCGTGTTCGCAGCCGTCATCGTCGCCGGCGCGCTGTTCATCCTGGTTCGTCACTGGCGCCAGAAGCGCGCCGCGCAGGTGATCTGATGTTCGCCGCCAGCATCGGCTGGTTCCTCGGAACCAAGGTCGGACGGGCAATCGCTATAAGCCTGGCGGCTATCGCGTTCTCGGTCGTCCTCATGTGGCGGATTTTCACCGCGGGCCGGCGCACCGAGCGCGCCGCCCAGGACCAGCAGGCCCTTCGCAACTTCAGAACCAGACAGGAGACGCACGATGCGATTGCTACTCGCCCTGCTGACAAGCGCCGCGATGATCTACGTCGCTGGGTGCGCGCAGACTAGCGGCAACCAGTGCGACGGGTGGAAACCGCAACGACCGACCGCCAACGACGTGCTCGTTATCTCGCAGCAGTTGGCCGACGACCTGCTCGAGCACAACGAGTACGGGGCAAAACTCGGCTGCTGGAGGGCGCCGCGATGAGTCCAAAGTTCGATTGGGGCTTTCTCGCCACGGCGGTGCTTCTGGTTGTAGTGCCGCTCGTCGGGCTTATCGCGCTCGTGATGGAGGCGCGCAACGCCCACGGCCATGACCAGTACGGCGACTGGAAGATACCCGGCACGACGACGTCCTGCTGTAACGACCAGGACTGCGCGCCGCGCCGCGCTCGCATGTCCGACAGCGGCGAGTTCTGGGGAGTCTGGTACGAAGGCCGCTGGCTTGAGGTGCCAGCCCGGTCTGTCTTGCCGATGGCTTCGCCCGACGGCCGCAGCCACGCCTGCATCATCGGTGCCACGGTCCTTTGCTTCGTGCCCGGCGAGGTTCGCAGCTAGTGGCCGTCCGCAAGACGATCGCCACGCCGGCCGAACAGCTCAAGGCCGAGCAGGAGAGCACCAAGAACCGCCTGATGCTTCTCGGTCGCCAGTTGGCGGCCGTAAAGGCGCGCGACGACCTGTTGGCCTACGCCAAGTTCACGATGCCCGACCCGGAGGCGCCGGGCGACGCCTCGCGCTCCCTGTACGACGCCAAGGCATTCCACGAGGCTGTCGCGAGCGCGCTGCAGCGCGTCGAGACGGGCGAGGTGCCGCAGCTCATCTTCTGCATGCCCCCGAGGCACGGCAAAACAGAGCTCGCCACGAAGCGGCTTGCCGCCTGGTTGAGCGGTCGGCACCCCGAATGGGACATCATCGTCGCGACTTACAGCGATGAGAAAGCTGGCGAGTTCGGCGGCGACACGCGGTCCATCCTCACGAGTGCGCAGCACAAGCAGGTGTTCCCCGAGTACGCGCTGCGCCGGGGCGGCTCGGCGCGCGACTCCATGCAGACGACCCGCGGCGGCAAGATCCTGTTCAAGGGCCGCGGCGGCGCGTTGACGGGCTCGGGCATGCACATCGGCCTGGGCGACGACCTGTTCAAGGACCACGAGGAGGCGCGCAGCCCCGCCGTGCGCGACCAGGCGTGGAACTGGTTCACCAAGGTCTTTATGACCCGCCGCATGGGCATGCGCCTCGTCATCCTGACGATGACGCGCTGGCATAGCGACGACGTCATCGGCCGCCTCACCGACCCGGAAAATCCGCACTACAACGAGAAGGTGGCGAAGCGCTGGAAGATCATTCGCTTCCCGGCGCTCGCCGAGGGTGACGATGACGTCCTGGGCCGCAAGAAAGGCGAGCCGTTGTGGCCGGAGCGCTACCCGCTCGACTTCCTCGAGGAGCAGCGGGAGATGGACCCGCTGGGCTTCGAGGCGCTGTACCAGCAGAGCCCGACAGTGGCCGACGGCGTGCTGTTCCGCCGCGAAAACGTGCGCTACTGGCGCTCCGGGCCGTCCGGTGGCGGCGTGGCGCAACTGCCGGAAAACCTGCGCTTCTATTGCGCGAGCGACCACGCTGTCGGCACGGCCCAACGCAACGACCCAACCTGTCTCCTCAAGGTTGGCGTCGACCAATACGGCAACATCTTCCTGATGGATTGTTTCTGGGAGCGTGTCTCCTCGGACCGCGCCGTCGAGGCCATGCTGGAGATGGGCTCGGGCAACATGGCGCCGTTGTTGTGGTGGGCCGAGCGCGGTCACATCTCCAAGTCGATCGGCCCGTTCCTGTTCAAGCGCATGCAGGAGACGAAGAACTACATCAACATCGTCGAGGTGACGCCGGCTGTCGACAAGGAGCAGCGCGCGCAGTCGATCGCGGCGCGCTTCGCGATGGGGAAGGTTCACTTCCCGGCCGGAGCGTCGTGGACGGAGCGCGCCATCAACGAACTGATGGCCTTCCCGAACGGCAATCGCGATGACTTCGTCGACGCTTTGGCGTATATTGGTCTGGGCCTGCGCAACCAGATCAACGCGCCAGCCCCTAAAAAACAAGAAGAAGCGCCAGCGTTCGGCACGCTCGGCTGGGTGAAGTTCCAGGAAAAATGGCAGAAGGACAACGCTCAACGGCTTGAAGCCGGAGGTTTCTAGTGCCCGACGTGTATTCTGCCGACGACACCGATACGACAGCCGGCGGCGAACTGCCGGCGACCACCGAGCCGACCGACACCGCCGAAAACGCCCAGCAGCAGCAGAGCGAGGCGGACAAGGCGCTCGTCAAGAAGATCCTGAAGACGATCAAGCTCGACAAGAAGCATCACGCCAAAGCCTTCAAGCGCATGCAGGACAGCATGTTCATGGCGATGCACGGCCGCGCGATGGAGTGGTCGGCCAAGAATTACAAGGCCAACATCGTCGGCCGCCACATCAACCAGAAAACGGCGTCGATCTACGCCAAGAACCCCAAGATCGTCGCGCGCCGCAAGGAGATGCTCGACTTCGAGCTGTGGGACGAGTCGCCCGAGACGTTGCAGATCGCGATGCAGACGATGCAATCGGCCGCGCAGGCCCAGGCCGCGCCCGTGCCGGTGGACCCGACGACCGGCGCTCCCGCGCCGCTGGCGCCCGAGCAGGCGATGGCACTGCAAGCCCAGCAGCAGGCCGCCGAACAGGCCAGTGCGCTCCTCGCGGACATCCAGCAAGGCATGATGCGCCGCCAGTTGGTGAAGAAGTTCGGCAAGACGCTCGAACTGGTGTTCGCCGACAGCATGCGGCAGCAGACGCCGCTCGATTTCAAGACCGCCATGAAGCAGCTCGTGCGCCGGACCGCCACGAACGCCGCCGGCTACGTCGAGCTCGGCTTCAAGCGCGAGTTTGGCGTCCCCCAGGCCACGAACGACGTGCTGGAAGACTACGAAACGCAGCTTGAGCACTTGCAGGGCCTGCTCCAGGAGGCTTCAGAGGGTGAAATCGGTGAGTGCGAGGCCGACATCGCCGAACTGGAGGCCATGATCGCCGCCGAGGAGGCCAAGCCGCAGCAGGTGAAGCGCGTCGGCCTCACTTTCGACTTCCATCAGAGCACCAAGGTCATTCCGGACCGCATGACGAAGAACCTGGTGGGCTTCGTCGGCTCGCGGCACCTCACGATCGAGATTCCGTACCTCAAGAAGGACGCCGAAGACCATTTCAAGGTCGAGTTGGGCGCCGAATACACGCCGTTCAACATCGACGGCCAGCGGACGGCGGAAACGGCCGGGATCGACTTCGGCGATCAGGAGCCGACCGGCTTTTTCGCCGTAGACCGCAGCGAAAACGACTACGTGACCGTCTACAAGCACTACGACAAGCGGTCCGGCCTGATGTACGTCGTGTGCGAGGGCCACTCGAAGTTCCTGCGCGCGCCGAGTGCGCCCGACGTCATCGTGCCGCGTTTCTGGCCGGTCTACCCGATCACGTTCAACCCCGTCGAGCACGAAGGCGAGATTTTCCCGCTGTCCGACGTCGAGCTGCTGCGCGACCAGCAGGAGGAAATCAACCGCAGCCGCCAGGGCAAGCGCGAGCACCGCAAGGCCGCGCGGCCGCGCTGGGTGTACGCCAACGGCGCGCTCGACGAGGGCGACATCGACCTCATCATGGCGATGGGGCCGATGGAGGCCGCCGGCATCAACCTCGGAGCCCAGACCAAGGTGGCGGACGTGCTGCAGGCGATGCCTGTGCCTGGCGTCGACCCGAACCTCTACGACACGAACGAAGTGCTGCAGGACGCCTCCATGACGGTCGGCGCCAACGCCTCGCAACTCGGCGGCCAACAGAAGTCGACGGCGACGCAGGCGGCAATTGCCGACGGCGCGATGGCCAACAACGACGCCTCGGCTGTCGACGACCTCGACGCTTTCCTGACGGTTCTGGCGCGCGACGGCGGGCAGATTCTGCAGATGAACCTCTCGAAAGAGGAAGTGCAGAAGATCGCCGGCCGCGGCGCCGTGTGGGTAGAAGACCTCGGCATGACGCCCGAGGACATCGCCAACGAAGTCTACCTCGAGGTCGAGGCCGGCTCGTCGGGCAAGCCCAACCAGCCGCAGGAAATCCGCAACTTCAAGGACATGTTCCCGCTGCTTTCGCAGGTCCCCGGCGTCGGGCCGCTGTGGCTCGCTCGCGAGGGCGTGCGACGTCTCGACGACCGCATCGACCTCACCGAGGCTGTGGTCGCGGGCATCCCGTCGATCGTCGCCATGAACAGCATGAAACAAGGGCCGAGCCCCGACGGGGATCCGCAGAAGGACCCCAACGCGCAGGGCGACAAGGGCGGCAACAACGGCCCGCCGCCCGCGCCAGAGTCCGCCGGCACCGGCCCGGCTTTCGGCTCCAACCAAATCTAGCTGACGTCGCAGCCAGGTTACGCACGTCCGCTCCGTCGTACGTGTCGTATCTACTTCCGACGCCATACGACACCCTGCTACAATCGCACGACAGGAGCTTAAATGCCTCTCAAGGACGCTAACGATCAGGTCGCGGACCCGTCCGACGCGATCGACCAGGACGATCTGCTCGACATCCAAGGCGAAGGGGCCGGCGACGAGGGCGGAAATGGCGCGGAGTCGTCCGACGCGCAAGACGTAACCGAAGGCGAGCGCAGCACCCTCGACGTCGTTCAAGACGTCGTTGGCGAGCGCAAGCCCGAGGCGGGTTCGTCCCCCGAAGGCCAGAAGGAAGGCGCCGAAGCCAGCCCGACGGCTGACCAGGTTGCGAAGAAGCCGGACGACGAGAACTACTCGGACGTTCCGTTTCACAAGCACCCGCGATTCCAGCAACTGCTGGGTGAGAAGAAGTCGTTTCAGGAAGACGCGACTCGCTACCGCAACGTGCAGGGGTTCCTGAACAAGAGCGGAGTGAGCGCCGATGAAGCGGCCGGCGCGCTGGAGACAGTCGCCCTCATCAAGACCGACCCGCACAAGGCTTGGGAAGTCATCAAGCCCATCGTCCAGAAACTCCTGGTCGATATTGGTGAGGTTCTGCCGGAAGACCTGAAGGGCCGTGTTGCGTCGGGAGAACTGACGCAGGAGGCCGCGCAGGAAATCTCCCGGCACCGAGGCGAGGCCGCTGCCGTCAAGGCGGGCCGCACCTTCGAGCAGCAGCAGCGCGAGCAGGAGCAGCAGCAGTCGCACGCCAAGTCGCTCTACGACGCGGCGACAGCCTGGGAAGCCGACAAGCAGGCCAAGGATCCGAACTTCGCGGCCAAACAAGAGTCGCTGCAGAAGGAATTGCTCTGGCTGCACCGATCGGAAGGGAAAGCGGACACGCCTGAAAAGGTCCGTGACCAGCTTAACCGAGCGTGGCTCGCGGTTGCCGGAACGGCAGCCCGCCGCCCCGCAGCGGCCGCCCCGCCCGTCGGACAAGCCCGCCAGCAGCAGCGCCAGCCGGCAGCGAGCGCGTCGAACAATCAGCCCGCCCGCGAACGCACCACGCTCGACATCATTCGAGACACGGTCAACCGCTCGCGCGGCTAGGGCTCATCCCAAGGAACTGAGACATGCCGTTTACGGCAGACGAAATCGCCAACATCAACAACTCGTCGCTCGAGACGTTCATCGAGAAGGGTAAGGTTCTCGCCCAGAACATCTCGAACAAGCCGATGCTCAAGGCTTTCGACGAGGCGCGCGGCTCCTTTGTGGGCGGCAACACCTACGTCAGCGTCGGCGTGAAGACTGGCCAGGGCAACGGCTCCCTGGCCGGCTACACGCATGACGACCAGGTTGCGTACACCAACTCGGTCGGCACCAAGCGGGCCAAGTACGCCTGGAAGGAACATCACATCGGCACGGTGATTACGCACACCGAGCTGAAGGAAGACGGCATCAGCGTCTCGGAGGACGAGAAGTCGACCGAGCCGATGGAGGGCCGCGAGGCCCAGGTTCTCGCGAACATGCTCGACGAGAAGAACGAGGCGCTGGGCGAAGACTACGCGCGCAGCCTCGACAGCTTCCTGCACGGCGACGGCACGGCCGACACCAAGGCGCTCGCGGGCATCCGCTCGCTGATCCTGGACGAGCCGAGTGCCGGCACCACGGGCGGCATCAGCCGCGCGTCGAACACCTGGTGGCGCAACAAGGCGGCCACGGCCGCTGCGAGCGGCGCCGGCTCGGGCGACAACAAGATCACCTCGGCTGTTGCCGATGGTGGCGCGCTGCTGCAGTACCTGCAGAAGCACCTGCGCCTGCTCGGCCGCTACGCCAGCGGCGGGACCAACTGGAAGTTCTTCCTCGGCAACGACGTGTTCGACGCGACCGAGAAGGAGTTGCGCGCCAACGGCAACTACACGCAGGACGGCTTCATGCGTGAAGGCGCCGTCGATGGCGGCATGGCCAAGATCAAGTTCAAGGGCAAGGAGCTCGTCTGGGATCCGTCGCTCGACGACCTGGGCCGCAGCAAGTTCATGTACATCATCGACATGAAGCGCATCAAGCTGCTCTACATGAACGGCCAGCGCATGAAGAAGCACACGCCGCAGCGGCCTTACGACCGCTACGTCATGTACAACGGCCTGACGACCACCGCCGTCATGCTGGCCAGCCAGCTCAACACGTCCTCGGTCATCGAGATCAACTAAAGCGCCAACACGGCCGGCACCTCTGCGCGAAAGCGTAAGTGCCGGTTTTCCGCGCTCCAGCCAAGGATTCACGACGCAATGACTTACGTTCCCAACGGCAGCTATGTCGTCGAAGCCACGCTCGCTTCTGCGGTGGCCGACGACGCTACTTTCACGACCGGCTATCCGACCGGCACGACCACCGAGTCGTTCAGCAACGGCAACTACAAGGCCGGGTCGGGCAAGGTCATCATCAACGACCTCGACTCGTGGGCCGACGCCGACCCCGGCATCGAAGTGACCACGTTCGGCGCCTCGACGATCACGTTCACCAACCGCACCGGCGCGACGCTGGCGGCGGGTTCCAAGGTGCGCGTCGGTCTGCTCACCTGGCAAGGCCCGCCGCGCGACATCATCGTCCCGTTCGCGTCGATGGTCACGCTGGCCAACGGCGACCTCGTCACCGACCTGGTGCCGGGCATCGCGGGCTACATCACGCACGTCGAGTGGGTCCAGGGCAAGGCGGTCACGACCGCGTCCAAGCTGGCCACCATCAACGTCGAGATCGGCACGACCGACCTGACGGGCGGGGTGGTTTCGCTCACGTCGGCGCTCTGCACGCCGCTCGGCAAGGTCATCGCCGGCACGCGCGTCACGGCCGCCAACCGCATCGAGCGCAACAGCAAGGTTTCGGTCGAGGCGACGTCCGTGACGGCGTTCGCCGAAGGCGACGGCTATCTGCGCATCAAGATCCAGCCGGACGTTCTGTAACCGACATCGGCGGGGCTTCGGCCCCGCCGTTTCTTCTCCCCTTCCTCAACTCTCAGGAGGCCAGATGGCCGAGAATTTCGAAATCGCCGACATGATCGTCTCCCTAGGCGGCGACATCAACAACACCGTTCCTCGCTACGGTGTCACGGCTGCCGAGTGCGCCGTGCTGCAGGCCATCCACGGCAACGACGCCGTCAACAGCATCAAGCCCGCCGGCAGCGTGCGCCGCACCAACCGCGCCGAGAAAGCGCGCATCGTGGCGCTGTACGCCCCGAACGAGCACAGCAACGGCGCCAAGGTCCTCGCCCGTCTCTATCCCGGCGCGGCCGCGCGCATGTTCGAGCGCTACGACGAACTGGAGATTTCCGAGTCGCAATTCGCCCCCGGCTGTGTGCCGGAGGGCTTCACGTCGTCCGCCGAGCAGGACGCGCGCGAGGACGCCGACGGCCTGGCGGCTGTGGGCGACGACGAGGCCGGCGAGGATTTGTTCGCCGACGAGCAGCCGGCCGACGACCCCGCGCCGCCCGCCGAGGCGCCCAAGGTCACGACCACGTCGACCCGCCGTCAGGCGAAGATCGACGCGGCTTCCGGCGCGCTGGCCTAGTCCGCCGTGGCGCGCGGGAAGACACTCGGCGAGATGCTGACGAGCCTGCGCACCGAACTGCGCGGCTCGCTCAACCCTGCGCACAACACCGGCATCCGCGACACGCACGTCGCGATGCTTCAGCGCACGCAGGAGTGGCTGTGGGAGGACTACACCTGGCCGCACCTGCGCGTCGAGCGCTTCATCCAGCCGACCGCAGGCCAACGCTACTACGACCCGGCCGGCTGCAAGAAGCTCACCAGCGACGGCGACCTCGTCGCGGCTGGTGACGTCAAGATCGACCGTATCGAAACGATCCACCTGCGCGACGGCACCATCTGGACGCCGCCACTCCAGGCCGGGATCAGCCAGGACCATTTCAACCTGTGGGACAGCGACGCCGACCAGACGGCGTGGCCTGTCGAACGCTGGCGCGTCTCTGAGGACGACAATATCGAGTTGTGGCCGGTCCCGAGCCTCACGGGCGACGAAACGACCCTCGACAACATGGTCAAGATCGTCGGTACGCGCGACCTGGGCCGTTTCACCCAGGAAGCCGACACGGCCGACCTCGACGATCGGCTCATCGTGCTGTTCACCGCCGCCGACCTCATCAACGACGAGATAATCAGTCGGAAGAAGCTGGCGCTCGCCAACAAGCGGTTTCTGACGCTGCGGGGCAACAACACCAAGCGCCGCAAGTTCCGCATGTTCGGCAACGAGCAGCGCAGCGAGCGCATCCTGCGCGGCCCGCCGACCGTCTACTACCGGACGACCTAGCATGGGCACCGTGTGGGTTCGTGAGTTCACGGGCGGCCTCGACGCGCGCCGACTGCCGGAGACGACGGCCGGCGGCGTGCTCATCAAGTGCATCGACGGGCATATCAACCGCGGTGGCGAACTTGAAGGGCGCGCAGCGTTCGTGCCGGAGTTCAATCTGCCGGCCGGCACCGTCAGCCTGGCCTACGACCCGACCGGGATCTACGTCTTCGGCCACGACACCGAGCCTGTCGGCCTGCCGGCCGGCGTCGGCTACCAGCGCCTGCAGCACGCTGACGGCGTGACGGCGCTCTCACGTATCCTGTCCTTCGACCTCTACGGCGGCAAGATTTACGCCGTCGGTGAGTTCGCCGACGGTGCGCGCTTCCACTTCTACGACGGCGCCCGCGTCACCGACTGGTACGACGGCCGCGCAGCCGCGGCCTTCACCGTGACGGGCGGCTCCAACACGCCGGGCACCAACGCCGTCGGCTCTTTCGAGGTGACGGGCGGCACATCCAGCGCCGGTGTGAACAAGATCACCGACATCACCATCGACGGTGTGTCGATCATCAGCAGCACCGACATCGACCACACGGGCAGCAACAGCACCACGGCGACGGCGATCGCCTCGGCGATCAACAGCCACAGCTCGTCGCCTGAATACACGGCAGCGGCCGTCGGCGCGGTCGTCACCGTGACCGCCAGCGCGACCGATGCGACTGTCAACGGCCTGGCGATCGGCGTTGCCGTGGCGGGCAATGCAACGACCGGCAACGCCGTCAACATGACCGGCGGCGCTGCTGCCGTCGTGTCGCAACTGACGGCCCTCAAGGTCGACGGCGTCGACATAATCTCCGGGTCCGTCGACTGGACGACGAACGCCGCACAGATGGCCGTCGACATTGCAGACGCCATCAACAGTTACTCCTCGACGCCCGACTACACGGCTACCGTCGAGGGCGCTGTCGTCAACCTGCTGGCGGCCGCTGGCGGGGCGGCGGCCAACACCCGGCCAGTGTCGTTCACGCTCGTCAACGGCCTGACGGTGTCGCCCAGCACGGGCCTCGAACTGGCGGGTGGCGCCGACGCATCGCTCGGGGCTGCCGCCGAGGGCTCTTTCGACGTCAGCGACATCGGCGGCACCATCACGGCGCTAACGGTCGACGGCGTCGACATCCTGGGGGCGACGGTGACGGGCTCCGGCACCGCGACGACCACCGCAGCGGCGATCGCCGCCCAGATAAACACCTACGTCTCGACGCCCAACTACACGGCAGCGTCGACCGACGAGACGGTCACTGTCACGGCCGTCACACCCGGCGCGGCGCTGAACGGCGAGACGTTCACGCCGGCCGTCACGGGCACGTTCGCGATCGACACCATCGTCACCTTCCACGACGGCGAAGATGTCAGCCTGGAGCCGGGCACGTTCGTCCGCACGAAGGGCTCGCGTATCCTCACCGTCTCAGGCCCGAACCTGCACGGCTCCGGCACGCAGCAGCCGACGAAGTGGACCACCGACGTCATCGGCGCCTACTTCATCGACATGAGCAAGCAGGCGGCCAACGCCGAGACACTGACGGCGCTTGCCGAGTATCAACAGTGGATGGCGCTCTTTGCCGAGCGCACCATCCTGCTCTGGACGCTAGGGAGCGACCCGGCCAACAACGCGCCGCAGCAGGTGCTGAAGAACACCGGCACGGCCAGCCCGCGCAGCGTTACGCAGTTCGGCGACGCCGACGTGTTCTATCTCGACGAAAGCGGCTTGCGCAGCCTGAAGGCGCGCGACAGCTCCAACGCGGCGGCCACAACCGACATCGGCGTTCCCGTCGACCCGCTCATCACGGCCAAGCTGCGCAGTCTGACGACGCTCGAGCGCCAGCAGTGCATTGGCCTGATCGAACCGCAAGATGGTCGCTTCTGGCTCATCATGAAGGACGTGATCTACGTCTTCAGCTTCTTCGCCGGTGCGAAGATCAGCGCATGGAGCCTCTACGAGCCGGCCTACTTCGACGATAATGGCGAGCGTGTCGCGTTCGCGATCGACGACGCTGTCGTGGTTCGCCGGCGCGTCTATCTGCGCTCCGGTGACAAGATTTTCGTCTACGGCGGGCTCGCCACAGGCCAGACGCTCGACAAGACGCAGCCGGAGGTGTGGCTGCCCTATCTCGACGCCGACAAGCCGGCGATCCACAAGCAGTGGACCAGCTTCGACGCGGCGGTTCGCGGCGAGTGGGAAGTATCGGCGGCGATGCGGCCGGACGACACGTCTGTCGCGGATCCGCTGGGCGTTGTCTTCCGCACGACGTTCAACGAGGAGACGCTGGGCGCGGTCGGCGAGAGTTCGCATATCAGCCTGCGTTTCAAGGGCAAGGCCACGACCACCCGGAAGGTGTTGAGTTCCTGCGCCATCCACTACGCCGATCAGGAGACAAATGCGCCTTAGAACGCCGTCGCCCGAAACGGTCCACGCCGTCGCCCTTGCCATGCGCGACAGCGACCTGGAGGAGTTTCTGGCGCTCAACCACGTCGACAACCGCGCAGCGCTGGCCCTGTCTCTTTCCGAGCGCTACGGCAACCGCGCTGAAGTCCTGGTGGCGTGGTCGTTCAACAAGCCGGTGGCCGTAGGTGCCTTCTTCGAGGGCCGCCCCGGCGTCGTCACGCTCATGTTCTTCGCCGCCGACGCCTGGGAGCCCATATCCAAGCCGCTGTCGCTGAAGCTGCGACGGATGATGGACGCCCTGCGTGAGAACGGCACACATCGCATCGAAGCCGTCGCGCTGGCCAGCCACGCCGAGGCCCGCCGCTGGCTGGAGTTCTTTGGCTTGAAGCCCGAAGGGCCGCCCCTGCGCGGCTACGGCAAGAACGGCGAGATTTTCCAACAGTACGCATGGGTGTCCGATGCTTGTCCGCTTTGCCCTGGAGACTGACGAGGACGAGTGCGTCGAGCTCGCGCGACTCCAGACCGCAGAAACGCTGCCGCACATGCCGTTCGACGAACGGCGCGCGCGTCAGACCTTCACCAAGTACCTGACCACGGCCAACCCGACCGTTTTCGTCTGTGAGGATGACAACCGGCGACTGGCGGGTTTCCTGATCGCGACCTGGAGCGAGTACGCATTTACGACTGGTATTTGTGTCAACCAGGAAGTAATATATGTGCGTTCCGAAAACCGCGGCAGTCGGGCAGCCGCACGGTTGATCCGCTCATTCAACGAATGGGCCGATCGGTTGGGTGCCAGGGAAGTTTTCACCGGCATCACGAACGGCTTCAAGGCAGAGCGCACAGCGCGGCTTTTCGAGCGGTTCGGCTATACGCCTGTCGGCGTTTACCTACGGCGCATTCGATATCATGGCTAAAAAAGGTGGCGGCGGGACCGACGTTCTCGCGCTGGATGCCCAACGCCAGGAGCAGGAACGCCAGGGTAACATCCGCAACGGCGTCAGCGGCATCAACCAGACATTTGACACGAATTTCAACGACGACTTCTTTGCGAAGCGCCGGCAGGGCTTCCTCGACTACGCCAACCCGCAGCTCGAGGACCAGTACGCCGACACGCGCAAGCAGCTAACGTACTGGCTCGACGGCCGCGGCCTGCTTGACAGTTCGATCCGCGCCGACAAAGAGGCAGAGCTTCAGAAGAAGTACGACCTCAACCGTCGCGCCGTGGCTGACCAGGCGCTCGACTTCGAGACACAGACTCGAAACCAGGTGTCCGACGCCCGGTCCGGCCTCATTCGCGACCTGCAGTCGACAGGGGACGCATCCGGCGCGCAACAGGCCGCCGCCACCCGAAGCGCGGCCCTCTCCACGCCGGCAACCTACAGCCCGCTCGCGAGTCTGTTTGGCGACTTCACCAGCGCGCTCGCCACCCAGGCCAACCTGGAGAAGGGCGCAGCGTATTCCGGCGGCGTCATCAAGCCCGCCTACAACACCGGGCTGTTCGCGCCCAACGCCGGCGCCGTGAAAGTGACGAACTGATGTGTGAGCCTGCAACTCTCGCCATGCTGGGCGCCAGCCTTGCCGCAACCGTGGCGAGCTCTATCAGCAACTCCGAGGCGGCGAGTGCCGACAGCTCGGCGAAGTCGCGCGCTTTCCAGCAGGCGTCGAACGAGCGTCGACAGTTCGACGCCGAGTCGAAGACCGTCACGGACCGCGAGCGCGATCGCTACCAGCAGGCCCCCGGCCAGATGGAAACGCGCGCCAAGACGGTTTCAGACCTCTACAAAGGCAACAGTGAAGCCACACCGGCTGCCGGCGTGACGACTGGCGCTATCCCGACGTCTGCGTCCAATCTCACCGTGCAGGAAGGCAAGAAGCAGGGCGACAAGGTGTCGGCGTTCAATACCCAGCAGGGTGCAGCCGCTGCCAATCTGCGGTCGTTCGGCGATGTGTTCAGCGACGTCGGCCGGGGCGTCACGCAAGACCGCGGCGAGCTCGGCACGATCGGCAGTTTCCGTCAGGGCTCGGCGAGCGTGTCGCCCCTGTTCTTCGACGCAGCTTCGCACGCCGGCGACGGCTCGCGCCAGATGGGCGACCTTTTCGGCGGGCTCGGCCGCGTCGGGATGTCGGCCGCGCTGTCGGGCGGCGGCAAGAACATCGCCAACATGTTCAAACCGGCGCCTGCGGGCGTCGGAACGGGAACAGGGTGGACTTACTAAATGGCTGACCCGTCAGGCTTCAACAACCCGCGCCTTGGCCAGGCGTTCGGCAACGTCGCCAGCATCTTCGCGCCGCCCGCCGCGCAGGACATCTACGCCTACGCGCGCGCCGCCGAAGCGCGCCAGAAGACCAAGCAGGCGTCCGACCTGTGGGGCATGGCCAACGACCCCAACTTCGATCGCAAGAAGTTCGACCAGTTCGGCGTCGCCTCCGGCCTCTACGCGCCCAGCAGCAGCTATTTCGCGGTCGAGACGAAGGACACCACCGACCGGCGCGGGCAGGACATCGGCAGCGCCGACCGCCGCTTCGGCATTGGCGTCGAGAGCAGCGATCGCCGCCGCGGGCAGGACCTGGAGCACGGCGACCGCCGCTACCACACCGACACGACGGCGAAAACGGCCATCACCACGACCGGCATGAAGGAGTATGGCGACACCACGCGCAAGCTGCTCGACCCGGTGAGCGAGGGCCAGACGCGGTTCGTGCCGCAGTCGGTGGCGGACGAGTGGAAGCTGCCGGCACAGCAGAACGGCTCGGTGAAGCTCAACCAGGGCCAGAAGGTCGTCACGCCCGACGGTCGGGAGTTTCAGGGCAACACCAAGCCTCTGACCGAGGACGAGCTGAAGGCCAAGATCCTGCAGGGCCTGCCGCAGGCGACGCAGGAAGCCGTGGCGGCCGGCAACGTGCCGATCGAAACCGTCATCATGGACGGCAAACCGACGACGCAAACCCGCCCGCAGGTGATCGCCAACGGTGCGCCGGCCGCGCCGAAGCCCGGCAACGTCTACAACTACAGCGCCCCTGGCGGTGCGAGTGGCACGGCCACTCTGGGCGCCGGGGGCAATCTCGTCGACACGCAGACGGGCCAGGCGCTTCCGCCCGGTGCGAGCGTACAGGCGCCGTCGGGTGTGCAGAGCAAGGACCCGCTTGGCGCGACCACGGCCAACCAGACTGCAGCCAACAGCAAGGCCGCGGGCCTTCAGGTCATGAGTCGGGCTCTCGACGCCTACAAGAAAGCGCTGTCCGAGAACCCCGGCATCGTCGGCATCCCCGGAGCGGTGCGCGGCGCGGCGCAGAACGTCGTTTCGGTGGCCCAGGAGTTTGGTCAGGCGTTCGGCAACCTGTCGCCCGACGCCAAGATTGCCGCCGACCAGGTGGCGCAGGTCGCCCAGCAGCTCAGTGCCAACCGCGACCCGGCCATCGCACAGCTTCGCGTCATGCAGGCCGACCTAGCCTACAAGTGGGCGCAGATGCAGAACCCGTCGGGTGAAGTGTCCCGGCAGGCGTTCGAGCGCGCCCTGGAGACGCTCTCTGGCGGCATGCTGGCCAACAATCAGTCGGCGCTCGAGGCTGTCACGGCGATTGAGCAGGCGCTCCAGCGCGAGCAGGCCGGCGTCGCCGCGCTGCGCAACCCCGGCGCGCAGCCCGGCCCGCCCAACGCGCCGGGTGTGCAGACCATCCAGACGCCCAGCGGCACCGTCACCATCCGTCCGAGGCAGTAATGGCCGACTACATCATCACCGGCCCTGACGGCAAGGAGTACGACGTCTCTGCCGACAGCCCGGAAGCGCTGAACCACGCCGTCACGCAGATGTTCAGCGCTGCACCTGCCGGACCGCCCGGCGGGGCACCCGCTGCGCCGCCGGCCGCTCCGCAGGTGAGCCCGGCGCCAGCCGCCCCGGCCAAGCCGCCCGAGCCGACGTTCATGGACACCGTCAAGGGCGTGCTCGACACGGCCGGCGGCTACGGTGCGCAGGGCCTCATCGGCGCGCGCAAAGGCGTGTCTGCCATGCTGGGCCTGCCGGTCGACCTCGCGTCGTTGGTGCAATCCGGTGGCACCTGGGCCATCAACAAGGCCACTGGCGCCGACATACCGTACCCAACCGACCCCGTCGGCGGCAGCAAGAGCATCGACCGCGCCTTCGCTGCGCCGGCGCGGGGCGCGCAGGCCGCGCTCGGCATGCCGCAGGAAGACACCAAGCCTCGCAGCACGGGCGAGTCCATCGTCCGCCGCGTCGGCGAGGAAGTCGGCGCAACTGCCGTTCCGGTCGTCGGCGCTGTGGCCAAGGGCCTGCGTGTCGGCGTCGAGGGCGCGCGCGAGCTGTCGCCCATCCAGCGCATGTTCGTCGAGCCCGCGGCCGTCAACCCGACCAAGTTCGTCGGCAAGGAAGGCACGGCGGCGGTCGCGGCCGGCACGGGCGCCGGTGTCGTGAACCAGTTCACCGGCAAGGCCCAGGCCGACGCCGAAGACCGCCCGGCGACCACCGGGCAGCAACTCGGCGACCTCGGCGGCGCCGCAGCGGGCTACGGCCTGTCATCGCTAGGCGGCACGCTGGGCCGCGCTATGGGCCATCTCACTGATGCCTTGCGCGGCAAGGCCAACACGGGCGCCCAGGTCGTCCGCGACGCTGCCACCGACGAAATCATCAAGGCTGCGGGTGTCCCGCCCGATCCGAAGACGGGCGTGGCCAACACGGCGCCGCTGGCCGATCAGATCCGCGACGGCAAGCGGCCGGGCGACGCCATCCCGAACTTCCAGGAGAGCACCGCCGACCGGCTGCAGAACCCCGGCGTGGCGGCGCTCGAATACGGCCGCCAGAGTGGCCCGAACACGGGCATGTACGCCCAGCGGCGCAACGCCAACACCGACGCCACGGTGGCTGCTGTCGATCGCTCGGCGCCGGATCCGACCGCCACGCCCGGCACCTTCCGCAGCGCCCTCGAGGGCGAGAACAGCCGCGCCATCGACCAAGCCAGCACGGCAGCCCGGCAGGCAGAGGGCGAGGCGGCCGCGGCTGTCCAGCCGCTCACGCCGCGAACCGACCGCCCCGAGCGCGGCAACGCCATCCGTGGCGATCAGCAGGCCGCCGCCGACACCGCGCGGCAGGCCACCCGCGACGCCTACGACAACGCGGACATCAACAGCGTGCCGCTACAGCCGACCTTCCTCGCCGAGGCGCTGGACCGCACCACGAACGGCCTGAGCACGGCCGAGCGTACAGTGACGCCACAGCGTCTCATCGACAATATCGCCCAGATGCCGGCCGGCGAGCCCACGACGCTGCGCGAGGCCACATCTCTGCGGACCATGCTGCTCGACCAGCAGCGGGCCGCTGCAGCCGACCCCGGCCGCCGCTACGAGGCGCGCGTGCTGGGCCAGTACATCGAGGCCGTCGAGGACGTCATAGGGCAGAGCGTGTCGCCGGCGCAGCGGGCGGCACTCGACGAGGCGCGCATCGCTCGGCGCGCAGAAGCCGACGCTTTCGAGCGCCGGGGCGACCCGGTGCGCGGCATCCTGCAGACGCAGGAGGGCAGCGGCCGGTATCAGATGAGCGACGAGCGCGTCGCGCGCACGGCCACCGACGACAACGTCATCGGCCGGTTGTTGGAGAACGCCGACACGCCGGCGACGCGCGCCGCCATCCGTGAGGAGATTCTGGCCAGCGGCAACGCGGCGACCGCCAGCGCGGCCGACCTGTATGCTCTCCAGCAGCAGTACGCCCGCCAGATCGCCCGTTTCCCCGGCCTCGATGCGGAGATTGGCGCTGCAATCCGCGCGCGAGTCGCGGAGAATACGGCGCAGGGCGCCGAGCGCCAGGCCCTCAAGGAGCGTGGCCGAGGCGGCACCGGCACGGCGGCGAAATTCCTCGAGTACGGCGACGTCAACTCCGACCGGGCGTGGCGCAACGTCATGTCCTCGAAGGATCCCGCCCGAGCGGCAGACGAGCTCGTCACGACGGCTGGCGACACGCCGGCCAATCTGGAAAGCGCGCGCAAGGCGTTCTGGGACATCCTGCAGGCCGACACCCGCAGCACTGGCGGCACGACCCGCTCGACGTCCGGCAACCAGCCGTACCTGCCGGGCAAGCTGCAGAAATTCCTCGACGACCCGGCCAAGATGGCGGTCGCCGAGCGCCTGTATCGCGACAACCCGGAGCACCTGGACAACCTGCGCAAGGTGTCCGAGGCACTGCAGGGCGTCGATGTGCGCAATTCCGGCAAGGTGGCCAACAACTCCGGCACCGCCCAGAGCATCCTGCCGACGGGCGAGACGCTGGCCTCGCGCGTCTTCGCCGTGCAGCGCGGCGTCGTCAGCCCGGCGTTCGCCGCCATCAACATCGCCGGCATCATCGGCCGCAAGGCCATGCGCCGCGAGTATTCAGCGGCCGTCGAGAAGGCCATCGACCAGGCGCTACTAGACCCCAAGTTCGCCGAGCTGCTGCTGCGCGAGAACAACCCGGCCAACCGGGCGGCCCTGCGCGCGTCGGCGAAGGGCTGGAAGCTCAACCAGGGCGCCACGCTCGTCGAGATGCTGCAGCCGGACGACCCGGATGCCGAGCTGAAGAAGGCGGCGACCCGATGAGCGACTTGGCTGAGTTCTTCGCGCCGCAGCTCAAGGATGCGCAGCGCCGCCTGTTCCTCTCCCCCGAGGAGACGAACCTGTACCGGCACCACCTGCAGAACTTGTGGGGACCCAGTGGCGTCGACAACGCGGACGGCAGCCGCTCGACCGTCTACAGTGTGAGCGGGGAGGGGCCGGACGGTCGGACCTACAACGCGCCGACGGTCTACGATGGCAAGATACTACCGCCTGACGAAGCGCTGCGACGTGCGTTCGGCGGCCCGGTGCAGTTTCCGGCCTACCCGACGCCAGAGGCGGCTGACGCGCGCTACGGGCAGATGCACGACCAGATGGAGAGGGACCGCGGCGCCGACACTGACATCCGCCGTATGCCCTTCCTGCCGACTCTTTCGGGGTTCTGGAAGCCTTAGCCCGGCGGACAGGTAGACGAGATTTCGCGGATGATTGCCATGCCGCCCGGCGTCGTCAGCCCGGCGTTCGCCGCCATCAACATCGCCGGCATCATCGGCCGCAAGGCCATGCGCCGCGAGTATTCAGCGGCCGTCGAGAAGGCCATCGACCAGGCGCTACTAGACCCCA